GTTAGCATTTCCACCTCTTCCGCGCCTGTCGTAGGCGGCTATTCGGATTCTTTGCAGCCTTCGGAAACTTCTTCATCTGTCCGGCAGAACGCGCACAGAACGACTTACGACGCTTGGCAGCTTTGCTTCCGGGCTTGACCTTGCCCGTGACTGCAGTCTTCAACTTAGAACCGGGGTTCTTGCGACGATACGCAGCCACCCCGGCCTTAGTCATACCCGCTCCTGCTTTCGTAGGCCGAAAGTTCTTTTTGTTACGGGCTGGCATGTTGTCAGCTTTACGTGCCACTACCGTTTCCTTGCGGTTTGTGCAGCACGCTTAAAATTGCCTGATGTCGGTGCGCCCTTGCTGCCGGGCTTACGCATCTTCTCACCACTACCGGCTTTGATGCGACGTTTCTTGGCTGCGATGTTGGCGTATAGTCCGGGACGTTTTGCCATCTGACTACGCCTTTACGAGCTTGTAGCCCTTAGCCTTAGCAGCAGCACGGATCGACGCGAGGGTCATTGCGCCACCACGCTTACCACCCTTTGCCATACCCTTCGCCTTCATGGCTTTGCCGCCCTTCATCATCTTCTTCTTTGCACTGCCACCACGGGCCATGCCTTTGGCTTTCATCTTGCCACCGCGCATCATGCCTTTGGCTTTCATTTTGCCGCCGCGCTTCATGCCCTTACTCTTCATCATCTTCTTCATAATCGCTCTCCGCGTAGAGATTGTTGAACACCCGTGCCGTATCACTAACGTAATTCGGGTCTTGCTTTGAATGATGGACCCACTGACTAGGAGCGAAGTCCGGTGGGCCGTCGCCCGTTACAAACCATGCAGGGTTGGTCACCCTGACCCGGTTGTTCGGAAGAGCAACGATGTTGCCCGTCCACTGTCCGGCATCTAGCAGTTCGAGTACGTGACTCTGTTTGTGTTGTGCCGGATCGTCTGCTACTTCTGTGTCCGTGTAGTCTACGGTGAAGTAATACTTAGCTGGGTAGAACTCACCGTCGATCTTTGCAAGCCACGGACAGGGTGTGCCTCTGTTGAGTACGAAGACCGAGTGATGATGTGACTGACAATCCCACGGCTGGGCTAGGTATGTCGGCATCGGCTCGGGCCACTCATCGAAGGGAGTGTCGCCTACGAGGGCTGTGAGTGGCATTCGCGCCCACATAGCACCCCCGTGGACATTTTCTTCTTCGTCGCATCCCGTAAATAAGACTTGAAAGGATAGAGTACGCATCGGCAGGGTTGTGACCCCGATCACCATTGCATGTAAGAATTCACCCTGATATCTATCGTGATTGGTGGTGTATTCTCTTCGTACCCACGCTTTGAAATACGGAATGTTACTGGTTATGTAATTCATCGCAGGACTCCTGTTATTTTCCCGGCAGGGGTTCCTGCTTATATCATATATAAGTAGAAGGGTCAAGGGGGCAAGACGCCCCCCTGACATGAGTTATTAGGTGCCAGTCGAAACGGTGGCAGACTCTACTGGGTTATTCGACACGTCGCACAGGACGGCGTGTACACGAAAACGCAGTGCAGTCGTGCCGGACGATCCGGAGTCAAGCACAGTCACCTGAACGGAGTCAGCAGAAGTGACCATGTTGTTCGCTGTTGCCTTCAGGTTGAACTGAAGGATTGCAGCAGCGTTACTTGCACCGCCGTCAACGAACGCGTCAACATCATCGCTAGTGCCTACGTCGAGCGTCACGGAGGAGTTGCCCGAAGCCTCAAGGACTTCCAGACAGCCGCCGATCACCATCGTATCTGCAGGCAGATCGATGAGCTTGACGATATCAGCGCCAGCGAGAGACGTGTTGTCTACCGCATCATACACCGGAGAGGTGATGATGTACGGGCGAGGAACGGCTCCGGGATGCCCGGTGGTGCCGCCGCCAGTAATGGTACGATCATAAGTAGCCATTATTCAGTCCTCCCGATTAGTCGAGGCTAACAACGGCGCGGACGATGGCTTCCGGACGCAGAACTTTGCGACCAAAGACATGAAGACCGCGAACGATGTCGCTGAAGGTTTCAGTCGAACGGACAACCTCTGTCTTCGCGATGTGCGAAGCGGTAGCCGTGGAGGACATATGACCACCGAGAAGAACATTCTCGGAGCCGTCCGTAGCAAGGCCAGTCAGCGTTACCTGATCCGTACCGCCGCTCGATACGAGGGCAGTGGACTTGTAGCACTGGAAGCCAGCGATGTTGCCCAGTGAGACAAGACCGTTACGCAGCGGGGAAGTCGCATCGCCAGTTACCTGAACTTCTGCGAACTTCGCACCGGCTGAGAAGAGGTGCTTGTAAAATGCTGGGGGTGCAACGAACCAGCGGTTCTCTTCTGGAACCGACTCGTTGTCGAGAGCCTCTGCCATCTTCAACATAGTGTTGACAGCGAGGTCGCCGGGGCTAGAGTTGCCGCCGATGTCGAGGGCAGAACCGAGCGTACCGATACCCGAGATTTGGGTGGTGGTAGCGCCAGACTCGCCGTTGAGACCTGCGTCAGTTGCCATCAGATCGAGGACGTTCGCATCGTACTTACGCTTCAGGGAGAAGGCACCCGATGAGGTTGCCAGCGCCTCGAAGTTTACGTGCGACTGCCGCTCTTCGATGTCGTCGATCTTGAACGCGAAGGCGTTCGCATTGTCGACAACCATCGTGATCTGATCGTCAGCTAGGTCTTGGGGGTTCACCACCTCACCACGCGCGTAGCTCGACACAGTGATGGTCGGCTCCTTGATGATGCGGACGGTGTCGCCAAAGTTCTCAATCTCTCCCGCGTAATCCGTATTCGTAATGTCTTCTACAACCGAAGCACGACGGAAGAACTTAAGTACCTTTTGGCTAAAGATTTCCGGCGTAAAGTTGCCGGAAGGCAGGTTACCATAACCTGCAGAAGTACCAAAAGCCATTGGTCTTTCCTTCCTTTGAGGTTTAAGAGTTGAAGTCTATTCGGCCTTCGATGCGTGCCGCGTCGAGTTCTTGTTCCATTTTCTCGAACTCCCACGGTTTCATCTTACCGATTTCAGACGCCTTCCAAATCCTGTCTCCACCCTTTTCGGTTTTTACTTCACGGGCTGGTGACCGCGTGACTGCCTCTGCAGCGGAGGAATTAGACTTGGTGCGCTTTCGTGTTTGGCCTGTGTCGGCCTTGTACAGGTCCACTATGCGTGCCGCCCAACGAGCATCCGTATTGTTTTTGTAGATGCCGTCAGAAATTGATTCGGGCTGTTCTTGTAGCCACTCTAGGAACTTATCTTCGGACTTGAGCGTATCGAAATCGGGCTGTAAACGTAGTAGCTCTTCATAAGCCTTCTGCTTTTCCAGTTCTTTTTCCCGTTCCTTGATAGTGCCCAACTCTTCACGAAGTTCCGAAAGTTGCGACTCTGCCTGAATCGATGATACGGTTTGAACCACATCGAACACTTCTGGGTATTGTTCTTTGAATGCTTGCAGTTCCTCTATTGTCTTCGGTGCTTGTACACCAGTAGGCATGTCCACTTCGCGTGAATCTACTGCCTCTCGTAGGGATGTGATTTCCTGCTTGAATTCGTTGACCTTACTGTCGTAGTGTTTTTTGAGGTCGTCGTATCGCTTTTTGTAGTCGTGTTCTTCTTCTTTGGCTTCGACGAAGCTACTGCTTTGCGGAGTGGCCGTCTCTTCGGGGTCCGCTTCGGCTTGAGCCTCTAGCTCCTCTTCGTCGTCCTTGTGAACATCCTCACGGTACTTACCGCGATACAGGGACTCGTTGTTGACTACACCGAACGAGTCATTCGGCTTGTTGGCACGGTGGCCGCGTACTTTCTTTGCCATTTTACTTACCTCACTAGCGGGGCCACTTTGGCGTGTGGGTGGCCGCTCCGGTTGTGCTGGGGCCGCGTTGCGCGGGTAGCCAGCGAATTCTTAAAATTGTGCAGACTGCATAGCCTCTGACTCGTAGTCCACCGGCTTTCCGTCACCCTTCCTCAATTTAGATTGGGGGGATTCACGGAACAGGCCGTCTATAAATCTCGAAATGAAACCCTTCTCTTCGGGTTGAGCTACAGGAGGAACGCCCCGTAACTTTAATACTTCTGTAGCCAACTCATTATAAAGTTTTGCTTTTTGTCTGTATGTAGAAAGTTTGACGGCAGACTGTCCCCTTTCTGCTACTTTGATGTAGGGGGATTCCGCAAAAACAAGTGCGTTATTTTTCGACGCTTGTTTGCGACCTTTCTGATCGAAGTAATCCATCACGCGCTCTTCTGTAACTCTTGTCATTTCCGGAGCGTCGTACTCAAATTTTAAGTAATTTAGGGCGGCGTGTCGTAGCTCGTGGGCTAGTGTGAGCATGACCGTGGCTCTGTCCGCCATATACACTTCTGGGTCTGTTCGACTTTTTCTAGTAATGTACATCGGCTCTGCAAAGTACGCTGCCATTGGAACTTCTGCGCTAGGTTTAATTCCGACCCTGTCTAAATATTCACGGATTTCAGCTTTAGGATTGTCAGATGCTCGTACGCGTGTTCTTCCCTCTCCCATAAAAACTGGAAACGTGTCTCGACCGGGAATGGGATTGTAGATTCCAGCGTACCTATAGCTCATTTCATCTTGGACAGTTTCTCGTGCGTTTTCGCCTTCTCCCTTAGTCACCCTTGTGTAGTCGAACGGGGTAGGTACACCTACAAGCCTCAACTCACCCGACGTATACAAGTTCCATCCGAGTCGTGCCAGTTGATCGTCACGTATAAACTCTTCGAGGTCAGCACGGAGTTCGACATCCGCCATACGTTCGGCTTCTTGGCGTGCTGCTTTTTTCTGACGGACCGGACTCGGCTTAGGCAAAGTTTGAGGTACTTTTCCCCCTTTGTTAAAATACGGAGGAGCTTCAGGATTATCAAATACTTCCCGACCATAACCCTCAATGAAGGTAGACTTTCGCGGTATGCCTAAAAGTTTATCAACGAATCCTCTGTCATCCGGACTCGCTTCAAACTCCTTCAGCGTACGTTCAGACACGGCTTTGTTTTCTGCATCCATAGCCATCCTGAAATCATCGTCGGGCATAATCTTTCTATCGATAAATCTGCCCCTGTCATCGAAGTATCTTTCACGGAGTTCTGGATACTTTGCAAAGAGACCTTTCTGTATGGTAGGACTCGCCGTTTGCAAAATGTATCGTGCAAACTCGGTTCCGTACGAGTCTTTTGTAAATTGTATGCTCTTGCCTAATTTGGTATCCTCGATACCTTTTTCTGGCATCGATCCGAAGACTACATCGAAAGCAAATTTCTTTGCTCTCATCTCTTCAGCGTACTGTCTTTCCCTTAAATAGTATTCTGGATAGTCGAAGACCTGTCTTTTAGTGTTGGGATTGTACCCAAAAAAGTCTTCATACTCTTTGGCCTCTTGAGGTGTAAGGTTTTCTAAGTTTTCGTATCCACCTTCTTCATATTGACCGTATTGCCTACGCATAAACGCATCGGTTCCGGGTTCTTGGTCGAGTCCTGTACGTCTATCTGCCCTGATAATTTGTGAGGTGATAGGTTCGGATACGGCGTATTTTTTATCTTCGAGGTGTGCGATCTCTTCGGCCAACGCGAAAAGGTTCAAAAGTGTAGGGGTTCGAGGTGCATTTACTAATTCGTCACCCGCCGAAAACGGTCGCATTTTGAAGATGGCTTGATCCGGATCGGCATCATTTAACCTAGCAAATTCTTGATAAAATTCTTGTGTTGCAGGGTAATCGTCCTCGAAATATCTAGAAGTAACTCTTACATCATCCGGCAAGTTCTTTAGAAGTTCGTCCATCTTTCGACGGACCTCTTGCATAATGATACGGTCTTCGTAGATTTCACCGCCGCTTGCGAACTTTTTTCCAGCGAGGAATCCACCCCCCGCCTTTTTCTGACGACGCGTGACTTCTTTCTTGCCTCGATTGTTGATTTTTTCGAGACGGTCGTAGCCGATGATCTTGGCTAACTCGGGCGGAACGATGACTTCGCCACGGGATACCGCAACGTCAATTTCATCTTCTGTAGGTATTTTAACACGTGAGGGCGATTTGTCAAGTTTTTTCTGCAACTTCGCATACGCGTTGACAAGCATCGACTTGATGTCGTCCGATCCGGCGAACTCGACAGCCGCTGCGTTGATGACGAACGTACCCTCCGGGACGGACATCGGCCTGTCGTCAGCTACGGTTTGCTTCTCTGTGAAGTTCTCGGGTGGCCCTTCGACGAACCCGGCAGGTTCGGCGGCTACGCCACCGTCAGCAAATCCCACTCGTCCTGAAGTCGTGTCGCCTGTGGCTTGTGAACTAAATCCACTGTATCCGCCTTGATAGTCTGAGCGACCTCTGCCCGTTCCGCCCGGTGAGTAACCACCATCGGACTCGTTATCACGGGAAGCCGCTGCTGCTGCTGCGCCCTCGTCGGGACCGCCGTCATTAGGGTCGGTCACCATCGGTTCGGCCTCTGTCATTATGCCTCCGGTTTGTGGTGGCGGACCTGTTTCGGGAACTTTCGGTTCGGGGGCGGATGTTCCGAGTTGCGGATCAACTCTACGAATGCCCATCCCCGCAAGAATGGACGTGGCTGTCGTACCGAAAGCGTTGAGCTTCGAATCGTACGTACCCTTGTCCATGCGTGCTGCCGTACCGAAGAAGGGGCGACCTTCTCTGTACGTCTGTATGAACTGACGAGCTTGAGCGTCACTGAACTTGTAATCCGATACACCCGCAGCGGCTAGGGCCGCACGCATAACACCTGTCCGGCCCTTTTCTCCGTGAGTCGCCGTAAGTCGTCCCGACGCGGAGTGGATCGTGCCGAACGCGTCGACCATTATACCTGCCTGCTCGTCTTTGAAGATGCCGTTCTTTATTCGCGTAGGGTCAGGCTGAAACTCTCCGCTGTCATCATCTTTCGGTATTTCAAAAAATGTGCCGGGGACTGCGTTCATAGCTATGGCTTCGAGACGCTGCATTTCTTCATTCGACGTGTTAGCGAAAGTGCCGTTGAAGTTACGACCGCCGGGGGCACGACTGACTACTTGTCCGTTGAATTCGAATATCGCACCACCTGTATTGTTACTACGCATGATGGCGTTGGCGTTCTCTCGTTGTTGTTTTCTGTTGAGAGACGCACCCGCAAGCATAAGTCCGGGAGCCGCAGGACCGAGCGGTGCAGACGCTGCGAATCCAACACCGCCGCCTATTTTTTCCGCACCTGCTTTGGTTCTTTCTATGAAGTTTTCGAAACGGTTGTCGCCGTTTATGTCGAGGTCTTTATCTGTGAATCTATCGAGGGATTGCTGTGCGTTGAGTCTTTCGAAACGAGGTCTTCCGGAGGACGAGATCACTTGTGCATCGAAGACGCTTGTCTCCTCACGATCCGAGACGGGGGTCAAGATGTTCGGACGTAGCGGTTCACCATCATCGTCATCGTCGTCATCCGGATCAGCAGGGGGTGCTACACTGACATCGATACCGGGAAAGTCGTAGAAGTTTACTTGCTGCGACGTGTATTCGTCCGCTGTCAGTGGCTGTCCCCCCTGTGACATGCCCTGACGTTCCATCCCTTTCAGTTCTGCTAGAATTTCTGTGATTCTATCCTGCATCGTTTTTCACCACTGCCTCGTAATTATTCTTCAATTTGAGGAGCATTTCCAGTAAAGCCAGCTTCCCCTGCGTCTGGCGCAACTCCGACTCCGATTGTGCCATCACCACGGCCTGAATCGTCACCTCGCGGAGGTCCGCTAGGTACTGCTCCATCTGGGGCCATTCCGGGCTGTTGAGGAGCGCCGCCAGCTTCCGCGCTTGCTGCTTGTTGAGCATTCTGCATCATCCCTTGTAACATCTGTGCGTAGAGTTGTGCCTCGTTTACGTCGTTGACCAAGCTGTCCGGATCGATGTCCTGTGCGATTGCCAACTCCCGCATGAGGTTCGGTAGCTTCACAAACGGCGCAAGCATCGGGTTAGCTATCGTCTGCAACAACGAAGTGAGACGCTGGGTGCGTACCTCTTTTTGCATCACTGCTGCTACGCCACGCGGCTTGATTTCTAGGTCACCCTCTACGTCTTCCGACTCCGTGTTGAACTGCATGTTCCACTGGAAGTACGCTTCGCCGAGTGGCTTGAGAAGGTGATCGTCGATGTTCTTGATGACCGTCTTCATCGACAAACCTGCACTGCCCATCAGCATAGACAGCCCTGCTGCTGTGCGTCCGGTGCCGGTGACCCCCGTCTGGCCGTGCATGATCGATGGGATACCCGTCTCCTCGTCAGCAAGCTGGCGGGATATCTGGTACATCTGTATGTTTTCAGGGGCCGTGTTCGGGAATTTGAGGCCGTTGATGGCCGTGCCCGTGACACCTGACTGACGGCGGAATATTTTGCCGGGGAAGATGTCCATGTTCTGTCCCGGTACAAGCGATGCCTCGTCGACATCGAAGACAAGGTTGCCAGCGAGAGCGAGGTTGTCGATAGCCATACGAACGTGACCGTTCATAAGTAGCTGGGCATCTTCCATGTTCTCTGCGACACCGACACCCCAAATCTGATAGGGGTTGATCTCGAACGGAAACGCCTGATATGGTATCCGTGCAGGAGTGAAGGGATTGACTACGCAGCGCAAGACTTCGTTACCGCACACCCACACGTTGACCTGTAGCTGGTCGAACTCCGACATGTCTTTCGCTTCCTCTAAGCCAACTTCGTCAGCAAAGTAAGCGTCGAGGACACCCCAATACTCAAGGACTTCAAAGCGGTTCTCTTGGTAGTACGCTTCGGTTTCGTCCTCTCGGATCGTGTCTTCGTAATATTTGTCGGAATAGTTCGGCCCCTTCGCAAGGACATTTTGAATCGCTGTAGCGTCGAAGTGTGGCCGCATGATCAGACCACGTAGCTGTTGTCTATTCATGCGGTGACGCTCGATGACGTACTCGCAATCCTCTATCGACGTAGCTGATGGATCAGGGTGGAAGTCCCACAACGAGACGGCCTCGATACGAGGAACCGTTCGTTCGTAGGGCATGTATTCGCGCTCACCATCTTCGCCACGCTGCCACTTGTGGACACGCTTGAAGAAATTGAACGGCCCCTTGACGATGCCCGTGCCCAAAAGTGCGGACTCGAATATCGCTTTGCGGAATACGTTGACGGCATTTGTGTCGAGGAGTTGATCGTGGATCAGCTTCTCCATCCGACGGGCCTGTTCCTTTGCCGGTTCGAACTGTGGCTCACCGACCTTCGCTTTGCCCGGAACGAGCATATCTCCGAACTCTTTTCCGTACGATCCTAAGACGTGAGAATCGGACGCCATCAAACCTCCCGGAGCTATTGTCCGTCCGTCACCGGGAAATCCGTAGGGATCGTTAGGCTTGATTTCATCGACAGGCGTACGCATGTGTGCGAACTCTGCGATGCCTTCCGGTACGGGAGTCGATTCGACAACCAGTGGGAACTTTTTGTTCGCAAACAAGATGTCGACGATCTGTCCGTACGCCGCAAGAACTTTCGTCTTTGTTATTTTTATGAATACCTTCGACCTTTCCGAGTCGCGGTATTGCGTCGTCGAATCGTAGATTCCTCGAAAGTTTTTGTACGCCTTAAGCCAACGCTGCTCGTACGAATATCTGCCGTTCTCTGCGTCTTTGAATTTAGACATGACATACCCGGCGAGACCGGGCATCTGTTCTTCAGGGGACGGGATAGGTACTGCCGTGTCGTCTTGCGGCTCTAGGAAGTTTTCGGACATCAGTAATCGCGTTCGTCAGCCATGCTGAATAGGGACGCGTCGACCGTAGTTTTGGTCTGCTTTTTAGGCATGTCTTCAGTGAGGACATCGGTCTTTGCGCGAGTGTCGAATTCGAGACCTTCACGATAGAGCTTGTCCGCACCCATCTGATCGTCGACGCTTGTCTTGTCGGCGTTCATAATGTATGCCTCACCCATGTTCAAGTTTTGCATTTTTTCCTCCGTTAGGGTTTAGGTATAAAGCCTTCGTTGGCTTGCCGTTGCTCTCGTAGTTGTTGAGCGCGTAAATTTCTTCCGCTTATGTTGCCAGTACGTTCTCCGCTGAACGGACCCGTCCCGGACACTGTTCCGAATGTGACCGTGTCGGCAAGAACACCGCCGATGCCACCTACGTTGTAGGCTACGTTTTCAGGAGTGAGAAGATCAGACATGCGTTCTGCTCGACGAGGCTCGACACCC